CCGTCAATCGCTTGCTTCTCACGTCCGTTAATCCACGATTTTAAAATTACTTTATGGCCTTTAGCTGGCGTAATAATCTCGTGCGTTTCTCTATCTTCTGACATGATGTTCCTTTCGTCAGCTAGTAGTCTACTTAATAGGAAGCGATTCTATTGGTCAATCGAGCAGAAATCATAGCAACATCTGCCATACTAAATAGAGCTTCGAAACTTAAAGTTTGCGCTAGAGGGTCGTTAGAACTCCAAGTGCGTTCATATTCGTCGAAGGTTACTTGGTTAAGATCAAAATATAGTTCAGGGTTATGTCCTGTACCAAGATCAGTAGTCAGGTCTTTCATTTGTATACGCAAAGCCTTTTTAAGATCGCTCATAACTATAGTTTTATAGCTCGCGTCTTCGAAATAAAGATCGATGCTTCCTGTTACATTAAATTGTTTGTTAACTATATCTTGTGGCTCGTCCGAACCTAATACGTGAATAGTTTCAACATTCTTTTTAACTTCCATCGAAAAGTGGGTAACATTGATCGCAGAAGCTGCAGCGAGGCCAGCCTGGTTAGTTGCCATTTTGAAACTTACTTGGCTAGGAATAAACTCTACTTCGTTAACAAACGCAGGAGTATGTGAAGCAGCACCAGACTTTTTACCTATTAGAGATACTGTACGTTTAACATAATCGTCAACAGCAACATCTAATGACCAAGAATCGATCATTGCGAATGGGAAACTTTCTTCCTCTACAGCATCTTTATAAGCAAGAGTAAGAGATTTATGATTGTTGTTATTTAAAAGCGCAAAACTGTGATCATATACGCCAGTTACCGCACGTTGCACTGATGTAGGACTCTGCCCAAACAAAGCAACAAGTTCAGCACCAACACTATTTAAGAAAATTTTGCCATCATAATCACCCTCGCCCCAACGCTTAATAATATTTGAAGCATTCATTTCCTCGATACGACCTAAAGCCGACTCGTTTTTGATTTTCTCCACCTTATCGTCGTAAGAATAACCTTCGACAGGAATCCAATATTGAGCAGCAACAGGCGTGCCTTTAGATGCTTCAATACCGATACCTATAGCGCCAGTTCTACCAATAATTTTAGCCATTGTCCGACTCCTTATTTTCTTTTAAAATTTTCTGATAAATATTCGTAGCTTCTCTAAGGCTTGTCGCCTCGATAGAAATACTATCGTTAGGAAACATAAACGATTGTAATTGCTCTTTTTTTTCTGATTTAGAATCTTTTTCAGCCATGCCTATATCATACATCAAAATCAGTCGCCTTAATATAAGTTTGATTTCTTCTGAGTTAACTCTATGTTGAATCTTAAAATACCTTCGACAGAAAAAATGTTGCTTCCGCGTTTCTCCCAACCTAAACCATAATCGATTCTAAGCCCACCATCTCTAATTGAAATAAATAGGTTATCTGCAAGTTTTTGATTTGTTCTTAAAGCGTAAGAAAGAGAACCCTTTTTGACCGCCAAGTATTCTTGGGAGGTAATATCATCTTCGCGTTCCTCGATAAGACGATATAGTCCGTTTGAACCGCGCACAAGGTCGAAGCTTTGATCTAGGTCTGTAGTCCAATCATAGATGATAGCCATTACTATCGAAGTAGTATGCACGTCTTGCATCGTGCCATCACTCTGAATTGTCGTACCGTCACGCGCTATAGAAACAACAGGCAGTTCGCTCTTGTTAGGCGCTAAAACGTCACCATAAACATAATGACCTTTGAGCTCTTCAGGCCCTTCACGTTCAAGCATATCTATGAGTTCTTTTAAAATCGGGTCACGATATTCTTCTAAAGCCATTATTTACCGTTCTGTACTGCTCGACCTATATGAGCTTGGAAAGTTTTTACAATAAAAACTTTTCGTATCTGGTCTAATTTTAACATGATACGACGCGGAAGTTTTTTACGAGGCTTGTTCGACTGGTGATATTTGAAATAGGGTGTAGGGTTAAATATTTCTACATAATCGCTACCAAGATTTTGTTGGAAAGAACTTCTCATTCTTCCAGTATCTTCTAGAATCGGATGCGATTTACTATCTTTTCTTGCAGCCCAAGGGGCACCAAAAAGAGAACCTCGCGAACTATAGTTAGCGTCAACAGACATGCGCACTTCGTTACCTATTTTAAATAGAGGCTCATGAAAACTACCTATGTCTTGGGGTATTTTAATGAACCTTCGGCTAAGTTCTTTATCACCCTCAATGTCACAAGATAGTTCTATCATTAGCAATCACGACGCATAAAATAGTCCGTAGTGTTAGAACGGCTATTAAAACTACCTAAGTCTGGGTTACGAGGAAAAATATTTCCGTCACTGACCGCATAAGTAGAAACACGCGCCCCCGAGCCAGCAGCACCACTCACCTCGTCTATATAATCCTGCAAGAGAGATTTAGCAGAAGCAATCTTTTTATATCCATCTTTAGAAGAATTTTCTGTATCAGTATTAAGACCTTGGTCACGAACAAGTATGAGACCCCCAGCGAAAAGCCTAACAACAGTACGAACTAGCGGAGGTATATTGCTGCTATCCCACGCGCCAAAATCGATAATGCCGTTAACTTTACGATGCACATAGTCGATAGCTTCAGCGCGATACTTGTCAACTTTAAGATCAGAAAGAACCGAGTAGGCGTAACTGATAAGAATTTTGCTAGAAGTAGCAGGCGCTGAATCTAGAGTGATTATGCCAGTTGTAGCGTTTACCGCAGAAACAACAACAGCAACACCATCATCATAAACAATAACATCACCATCAACCGCGCCAACATCTATCGTGTCATTATAATTACGATCGACGATATAAGTACGCCCAACAGAAAAAACAGTATTTGCGCCATTAACAAGCCCTGTGGGAGTCTCAAGTTTAACTAGATGATGATGTCCAGCTTCCTCGCGAATGTCTTGATATGAAGAATAATCAAGGTCTACAGCCATTACTTCCTATCGTTAGCGAGCGTCCACTATAGCTTGAGCAATATCTGCTTTCGTAGCATCAACCGCAATACCAATTCCTAAATCGTCATTAGCGATAGAAATAAGTTCTTCTTTTTTGAGCCTTTTCAACTCATCTAAGCTAAGAACTTTCGTATCTTCATCGCCAGTTTCTTCCTTCGACTCAACAGTTTGAGTCTCAGAAGTTTCAATTTTACTATCAACGGTTTCTTCACTTCGATCGTCGGCTGTTGGTGAAACGTTTTCGCCCTGGCCAACATCTCCGCCCGCGTTCTTTGATCCTGAATCCTTTGAATCCGTAACTTTGAATCTTGCATCATCTTCAAACACTTTCACTTCATCGCTAGTAAGCTCCAATATTACAGGAGATTTAACCGTAAACAGTTGACCCTTACGCCACATAGTGCCTCTAGCTCCCAATGCAAGAGATAAAAGTAATTCGATTTCATAATATTTTTTAGATGACATGAGTATTCCTTTGTTTCTTTTCAAAAAGAAGGGGTAGTTTTTGCTACCCCGACTTTACTAGGCAACGATAGAGCCAACAGCTTTTTGGTATAAACCATATCCTGCAGCACCACGCCAAAAAGTACCGAAGTATCTCTTGCGACGCATGAAGTAGTCAGCTGAACCCTCTTCTAGAGAGTCCATAGCTTTAAACTCGCGCTCTTGCACTATGAATGGTTTCAAAGTACCTGCAGTGTTAAGCAAATACCAGTTGTTAGTATCTGTCAACCAAGGAACGATCAATACTTTTGCAGCATTATACAAAGTGTTATTTGCACCTGCAGCATTATATTGAGCTTCAAGGATAGTTTGAGCAGTATTTTCCAAGTCTGGCGGTATCACTAAAAGCAAGTCCATGTTTTGGTTATATGTAGGACGCGCATTATCGTCTTGCATTTTACGCAACATTGTACGAGCAGAAGCGAAAGCTGCAGCATCTAAAGCAGAAGTAAGCTTGTTGCTTTGAACAGCTCCTGTATCGCCGACCGGATGGTCAGTATCAAAGAAATATTGTCCGTCATAACAAACAGTAGTATCACCTGCAGGTAGCAAAGTTTGAAACAAAAGTTCGTCAGGGAATGTTTTCATAGACTCGCCGATTGATCTTGCTTGAATACCATACTTGCCTGTTTGATCGTCTTGAATGTCAGCTTCATCAACTTCGATAGATGCTTCATATTCTTCGTTCGCAAGAGTGTAGTTATACTCTAATAGTTTCTGAGGAGCACGTTCGCCGTTCATTTTGCGTACGCGAGGATTAGACCCAAGCCATGCATAATTTTCTACGCGAGCAGAACTCTTGATAGTTGTAGCTACTTTTTCCGCATTAGATTGCACGCCGTCGAAGCCTGCATAAAAATTGGTGAGTAGTCCTTTTTGTAAAAGTGGAGTGCCTAAAGACATTATTTTTTACCTTCCTTACGCTCTGTCGCGAATATCAACGCGAACTTTAGTTGACGAAATAACTTCAACGATACGTCCTAGAACGACATCGTTTGTAGTTACTGCTGCCAAGTTACATGTTTGGTTGTCAACAACATAAACAAGGGTGTTTACGTCTGCAATAGTTGCTGTACCACCAAATACGATAGTGAAAACGCCTGTTCGGCGAACCTTGATTAACAAAGTTCCACCCGACGGATTTACTACTGTTTCGTCTGCGATACCAACAACAACATCGTTGGCAGCGTCCGTAGCGTTAACCGCGTATCCTGCAGCGTTAATCGAAACGATCGCGCCTTCAGGAATTGTAGTTGCTGACGCTACTTGAAACGAAAGTATTTCGCCGTCTTGGCGTCTAAGATCTTTTTTAGCTGTTGTAATAGCTGTCATTATATTTACCTTTCAATCTTATTTTTTTGAAGCTACTGCTTCTTGAAGTTCTGGATATTTTTTAGCCAGTTCATCTAATTGTTCCGGAGTTACCCCTACAGCTTTCATTCCTGCAAGGTCACCTTCGCTCAAATTTTCAGAAGGCAAATTGCCTACTGTCTTTTGATCTTTTTTATCTTCGGTAGCATTCGGGTCTTCTTTGCTGCTACCTGATTCGTCTTTACTGAATTGTTGAGTTCCAGCACCAAGAATTCCTAATACTAGAGAAGTTACATCTGTTGTGCTTCCATCTTTAGAAAGATTTACGCCTTGAGGTAAGGCAGAAAGAGCCATAACCGCTTCGCGTTGCGCAGGAATAACTTTACCTTCGGCTAGAAGATCATCGAACGCTTTAGAAAGTTTAAGTTCAGAGTTTTCTTTTCTAATACGGGAAAGCTCTTCTGCTTCTGTTTCTTTCGGCGCCTCATCGCCAGCCTTATTGTCTTCGTCTGCTTTTGGTTCAACAGAGTTTGTAACTTGAGTAGTCACGTCTTCCGCAACACCTTCGGGTACTTCCAAAGTTTCGCCAGCTTTGATAACGATCTCTTTTTCTTCGTCGCCGTCTTTAAATTTGACAGTAACATCAAAAGCTTTATCGTTTGTAATTGTCTTAGTTGCCATCTTGTGTAACTCCTTAAGTTTATCTATTGAAAGCATTATAACATTATTTCCGCCAAGCGTTATCTTGTTTGACTCGACTGACTTACTGAGCGCCATTTCGAGTTTCTCAAAACTAGCCATCTCGCTAAGATAAGGGTCGTTTACTAAAGCGACATGTTGCAATGTTGGACCGTAATGCTTATTGTCATCTTTACGGACGTAATCCCAATCGAAAGATATGGAAACATCAAAAATAGTTCCTTTATCTAACGCCTCGACCGTATCAGGGTTAAGTATTTCTATCTCTCCATAAAGACCATCGCCAGGAATAGACTCGACGCTTAGCACTTTCCCACGGTTCTTTTCTGGGTCGTTCGTATGTGTGGCTGGTACTGCGACCGAATGGCCGAGAATATTATTGTTAAAATTCTCTACAATCTTATTACCCCACTTTTCGTTAAGAGACATAACAGGATTGTTAGAAAGGCCAGGGTATTGCGGGTTTACCCAATCGCCATATTTCGCGAGTTGCTTACGATATATCGAGCCGTTAAATACTGCTACGGAAGTATCTTCTGAAGAAAACTGTATTAGGTTTGCTAGTTGTGTTTGCATAATACTTTCATAATACATCAAATCGTAGAGTACGAAATGATTTTTATGAAAGCTTGTCTTTGATTAGTAGGTTTGGAATCGTTTGTTCGTCGGCCAGATTTCCGATTTCTTCTTCGATTGAGGTCTGTGCATCGGCAATGTCTGAGCTGATATCAATGAAGTTGTCGATCAGTTCGCCCTGTACTGCAGTGGCGTTTTCTGCAGCTGTAGGGATCGCATCGAAATCATTGGCAAGTTCAGATCCAACAGCGGTCGCGTTCTCCGCTGCAGTGGGGATAGCAGCAAAATCATCATCTAATTCTGTTTGCACAGCATTGGCAATATCGGTGATATCGGTTGGTGTGAGCGCGCCAGCAAGAGCAATAGTGATCGCGTGTTCTGGTTTCACATATTCAATGAATGCGTTGTATGTTCCAACAGTGGGGACGATTGGACCGCCAGATTCTGCGATGATTACTCCTCCTGTTAGCTGTCCTGTATGGTTGATTTCTTTTGGACGTAACTTCCATCCGTTTTGCTGGAAGAAGAAAAGCGAGATCGATTGGCTGCCAAATGTGGGCTGTCCACCAACAACCTCATAAGCAAAATCGTATGTGAAGTTATCGGCAAGGAGAATGTCATCCTTCCAATTTGAGTACAGATCAGCGAGAGGGATTTCGACATCTCCACCAGAAATGACCGTGGGGTCCATCACATGGACTTTGTTGCTGTAATCGAATGTTGAGATATCGGGTGCGGCTGCATCATATGCAAGGTCGATTTGGGGAACGATCGAAGCTCCTGCATCGAAAGCTGTGAGGTCAAATATTGGTGATTTGTATGGGTAGTAGTCCTCATGCCAGAACACAAAGTAATTATCGGGGAAATCTGTTCCGCTGTGAACATATTCGTATTCGAAGGTGCCACTTGTTATGTTGTCATCGCGGGCGAGTTCAGTGTCTGTGTTGTCATAGAGGGCAACGTGTGAACCGGAAGGGATGTTGCTAATTGTGTAAGTCACTGTGTCAACATCTTGCGGGTAGAGATTCTGTTGTGTTGTTGCAGTTGAAAGCATCGGGATTGAAAGATATGTTGCTGCAGCGGTTGGTGTACCAAATGCATATGCTTTGATCTTCATCTTGATTCCAGTTGTAGGAAATGAGCTTTCCCCTGGAGCAGCGTTGAATACAAGCGTTCCAGATACCGCACCGATATTCGCCACGGTCACAACAATGGTTGTTGCGTTGGTGATGCTTTGCACGCGCGCACCGTCAGCAATACCTACTCCGTAGACATAATCGTTGACTTGTACACCAGTGGTGTCAGTCATCGTGACATTCGTCGATGATGATGATCCACCTGCGCCTGCACGCTGATAGTAAAGGTTCTTAAATGCGCTATATCCAGCACCGCGATCTAATGAATAGTACAGGTGGAAGTGCTGCAAAATGTTTGTCGATGATGACAATGTGAGCAGCATATTTGCGAACTTATCGAACGCATAGATCCAATCTGGTGTTTCCCATGTGATTCCATCGCCAGAAGTCAGTGCTGCGAGAGTACCTGATCCGGTGAATCGTGGTGTACCAGAATCGATAGTGATAAACGGTTGTGCGCTGCTTTCATCGTTCATGAAGATTGCAAGGCGTGCATTAGAAATCCGGTAGCTTAATGTTCCGCTTGTTGTTCCGCTGTTCGCTCCACTGATTGTGAATGTTGAAGTTGATAAGACGGTAACTGAACGTAATCCATTTGCGACACCAGCAACGTTGGTCGAATCGTATACTTGAATGTAATCACCTGATGTGAGCCCGTGATTTGGGAGAGTTATTGTCACAACTGCAGCTGCTCGAACCCAAGAAACTGTTGTTTGATCTGTTGTGGTGAGTGGTGTTGTGAACACAGATTCCATTAATGTTCCGAGCACTCCAGTTTGTGGTGGTGGAACTGCAGTGTTGAATCCGATGGATCTGAATCTGATATCTGTACCTGTAGGCGCATAGTGTGCAACATAACGGCGGTCAGTATCAACGTTGTCGAAATCAACAGTGTTGGTTGTCGAGTTGATAACTAGAACTTGTCCGTTGGTTCCGTGATACCAAATGTTTTGGAATTTTCCTCTTGCAACGTTGTTACCGCCGATGGTGATGACAGAAGTGGTGTATGAGACGTAGAATGAGATTACACCGCTAGTAAGACCAGAGTTCACACCCGTGAATGTAAAAGTGTTTGCTGTTGGAGTCGCAGTGACTGTTCTTGATGAAGCTGGTGCTCCTGTTGAATCGGCAATAAAGATGAGGATGCTATCGCCAACACGAAGGCCGTGAGGTGCTGCAGTTGTGACTGTGACCGTGGTTGATGAGCGTGTGTATGGTGCGTCGTATTCGATATATCCTGATGCGTCGATTGGGTTCGCATAATCTCCGATGTTTCGAACAATGAAATCTGCACTGTTAGCAGCAACGTTGATGAGCGCGCTTCCAGGGACTTGTTTCGCCCCTGCGATGTTTGCTAATGGGAAGTGTTCATCTTCGACGATGAAGTTCGTAATTGTTGAGAAGTTAATTGTTGGTACAGCGTTAAGAGTTGGACTAGGTAGGCCATATGCGCTGAAGTAATACGAGTTGTCGTGGAGATAGTAATTGTTTCCTGTACCTGTGTTGATGTTCGATCCGATGAGACATTCTGCAATCTCGATATTTGATGATGTTGTGAAAGTGATCCCGTAATTTGATGTCGAAAATTTATCGCCTGTGTGAGTGAATCGGCATCGTTCCCAATATACGTTGTCGGATGCGTTGCATCTGAATGGTTGAATGTTAGTGATTGGTAAAGCTCCTTTACCGAATGTGACATTCCTGAAATCTCCACCGAGCGCGCAAGTAACAAGATCGAACAAAATAGAGCTGTCCGAAAGTTGTGTTCCGATACCGGAATCTTGCCAATAGACTTTCTCTCCTGATTGCTGAATCGTGACGGGTCCAAATACTCCTGAATTTAATGCGTTTGTTTTCTTTGCGATGTTGGTTGTGATACGCCAGTTGTGTGTTGCCCATTCGATTTCAAGGTTGGAAAGTCCACCCATGTTCCAGCGGTAACGGCTGTTTGGTGTGGTGTTCATTGAGTTGACTGTTTTAGCGGCTGATGTTGCCATGTTCAAGATGACGCTACCCATGACAATGCGACAATTTGCTGCAGGTAAAGCGCCACCTGTTGAGTTTGTTCCATCGCTACCGAAACGCAAAACACCATTCGTGTCGATCCAACAGTAACGTCCGCGATATGTGTCTGTTGCGATTTTTGTTGAAAGTGCAGCATCGGAAGTTGTTGGCCAGAATTCCCAGTCACCTACACCTGCAGTGTTCTCGACGAAAACTCCTGGCATCCAGCATGTGTTGCCATTTGTGGGAACTTGATATGTGTCTGTGCGAGCAGGGGTTCCTGGTGTTGTTCCAATCAGGAATGGTGTTCCTTTGACGAGTTTGTTTGTTCCTTGCTGTGAAAGTCCATTGACCGATACTGTTGAGGCTTCTTGTCCGACTACTTCAATGAATCCGTTGCGATCCCCTGCAACACCAGCAATGGGGTCAGTTGCGACCGTTGCGGTAATACCTGTTAATGCTCCCGCCGTGTATGGCGTTCCGTTGTGTTGACGGACTTTGATATATCCAGATGTTGGCATTGCTGAGCCTGGTGTTGTTGGTGCGCTCTGCAAGTTGGCATATACCGCCGACAATATTGCTGATGCGCCACCCTTCGAAATTGTTGTTCCGTATGCAGGAACGTTTCCTGATCCGCCTGTGAAATAGATGATACGCACAAGGCGGTCATCGATAAGAAGATCTCCACCCAATGTTGCTGAACATGTGACTGCTCCCAAAATTGCGGAAGTGTTTTGCTCGATTCCGTAGCGGGTATCTTGGTCAATTGTGAGAGTTCCACCATTGATGTTATATATATCCGCGCCTGCTTTAGAGGTGAGTGCATCGATGTTTGTTGGTGTGGTGATTGTATATGTTGCCATTAGTGGATGCCTCCAAAGGCTGGAAGGTCATATCCTTGGATTACCAGCTCATCACCAACAACAAGCAGTTGCGCGCGTGGATTGTCGATCAGTTCTCGTTCTTCGATATTGACATCGAACTTCGCGATATATTCATGTGCTGATTCGATCTCTGCGACACGATCAGCTTCATCAACACGGTCAAATGTAGCGAACCCATATTCGAATTGGTAAGTGACGTTTCGTGTAGCCATTATGAGTAACTCAATCCTGCATGGTCATTCCATATGTTATCGAATGAATCATTTCCATCAGCCCAAAGTTTCGTGAGTCCTGGAGTATCTAACACTTTTATTTGCCAAACAGAAGCAGATTCTGCAGAGCCGATTGCTGCATTACCAATATAAGTACGTGTGCCAACAGTTTCAATCCTTGTAGTTTTATTTGTAGTGCCAGAGATGCCTTGTATTGCTTGAACAATATCGTCTTGTTTTGCTGACGTTGCTAATGCAGAAGTATCAACAACAGCTCCACCACCGCCTCCGCCAGCGCGATAGAAATTAAAACCGTCAGTCAAACGAACATTAACATATTGTCCAGGATGTTTTTCTTCGTAAGCAATCGCAACATGTTTGACCGTATCGTCGGGAAGTTTAGCTATTATTGCTGCAAGTTCGGTTCTTAATTCTTCGGCCGATAGCGCAGTAAGGTTTATTTCTGGTGATAGAACCATGTTTGTTAAGGCTTGTTCGACGTTAGCTAGGGAAATGCCGATAGTTTTTGAAAGCTCTATCTGATTTGCGTTTGAAGGATTGTCTTTGACTGCGGTTAATAGTTTCGAAAAGTTATCTTTCAAAGAAATATCTAGATTCTGGTTTGAATTTACTACAGCTTCGGCAACAGAAGTCGCAAGCTCAGCAATCGAGCCGATCAAAGCCGAGTCGCCCAGCCCAAGAGCAACTTCACTAGCTACTTTCTTAGCGAAACGTTCAACGTCGGCGTCTTGTTTCTTTTCTGCTTCGAGCTTTTTTTTCTCTGCGATCTTTTCAAACGCGTTAGACATGGCTAATCCTCTGCAAGTAAATTGTTGACCTCTGCAGCAACAGCCTCTTTGGCTAGTCTTTCTGAAAGCATTATCATCTGATCTTCTATATCTTTACTTAACGATGGTGCTGTTAGCTGTTCGGTAATATCGAAGCCAGTAAATGTAGGAGGGTCTAGCTCGTCTTTCATTATTGCTACCCATATGCATCGGCATCCTGAGTGTATAGGAGGGTCATAGGTGGTACGGTCATATTCTGCTTGCGTAAGGACTTTACCGTCGAGCTTTCCGCAAGTAGGACATGTGCGAGTGTCTAGAATTGCCGAGTATTGATAGCCATATATTTCGTCTTTGAAAGACTCGAATACGTCTTTACGTCCACGATTTATGCCTAAAGCAACTGCGATTGAGGCTGTCTGTCCTGCATTGTCAGAATAATATTTACTAAATATGAGGTTTAAAGTTACGATAACATCGCTCAAGCTCAGATCAGTTTTAGATAGTTGATCTTTCCTGCGTGCTTTAGATATTTCTGTTTGTATTCTAAAAGTAAGATCGGCTAGCTGCTTGCTTACCACCGCGTTAGCATTGTCGGCAAAGAAGTTCTTCGTTTCTTTAGGTGTTTGGGGTGCTTTAACTGCAAGTTCGTCCGAAGCGCCAAGTTTACCGTAGCTATAGGCATCCATCCCTGAATCTTTAAGCAATTTAACATATTGGTCTTTAAGGCTCTGATCAAAAATAGTGTCGTCGATCTTATCGTATTTGCCTGCTTCAATAAGCTTGTCGACTTTAGCTATCGCGCCTCTTGCAAGCTGGTCATATATAGGCTGTATGTTTCGTTGACATTCTGCTTCTAAACCGTTGAGCTTATTTTGGATTCCAGCAAAGTTCACTGTTGTTTCTGCTTTAGTTAACTCGCGTTTCCATCCGTCGCTACTAAACGACGATAGGTTACTACGAGAGTTATTTACTGGCGCTATAGGAGGTGTTGGCGGTTCTGGTGGCGTATCGGTCGGCGTTACTTCTGGTGGTGTTGGCGGTATTATAGGACTGTTAGTAGCCTGGTTTAAAAGATCAACATCGATTTCTAACTTATCGGCCATCTTTTGTACAACCCCGACAGCAACATCTTCAGGCAACATGCCTTTCTCGACGATTTTGATAAAAGTTTGAGTTAACAAGTCGACAGTCGAGTCTGTAATATCTTCAAACTTGAATGTACCATATTCTGGTGTAGCAAAATTATAGTCATATAGGTCAGAAATAAGATAGCTTGTGATATGGCTCGCTATCGAGTTACGGATAGACATTAACGCTTGAATAAAAAAGTCTGATTGGTCTTGCGATAAAGCGTAAGAACCGCCGCTGTTTGAGCCTGTACCTAGAAGAATAAACATTGCAAGTACTGAGCGTGCCATCTCGGAGTTTTGAAACTCGATAAATGGCATAAGATTAAGCCCTCCGCTATCGTTTAACGAAGTGACTTTATATCCGTTAGGAACGCCAGCGGTTGCTTTGAAACCTAGATTGTCGATCTCTTCTACAGTCTCGTTAAGTTCTGCTTGACCGCCACCCTCTTTGCCTTCAACAACTTTCAATTTGAGCGCATCAGATTGGGCTTGTTGCTCTGCAAGATATAACAGGCGTCGTTTCTTATCGTATGCAGAATACGCGGAAGTGAAAGCAGAACGCCCTTTAAGGTTATGAAATTCTTTACCATACGTATATACAAACGAACGTTCTAACGGAATTTCGACTTCTTTATATTCTTTCCCTATATAGGCACGCTGTTTTAGACCTGCAAAACCGCCCCGGTCGTCTTGCAACATAGATATAGTCGTCGGGTCGCGCCAAGCTATCTTTTTGAAAACTATTTTACCGTCAACAACATCAAGCACCTTCTCGAACGCTGCGTATCCTTCAACTACAGCACGTAAAGCTTGAGCTAACACTAGATCGAAGGGTGTAGACATACCGCCTTTATGTGGTGGCATACGTAGCGTTTCTTCTACCCACGCTGCCTGCTCGATAGCATTATCAGACTCTATGTCGTCAGCTTCGATAGTCCAACTACTACCCAATATTGGCATAACCATCATGTTATATAACGCTTGGATAGTACCATCATTGTCGAGCATTGCTTTTAAATCTTGAATTTTGATAGGGCTATCGTCAAAAAACTCGTTAGCAAAAAGACTGGTCATTGTGCCCGATGCTGAAGTACCAATTTCGATACCTGTTTTAGGCGCTGGCTTTGGCGTCTCGGAAAGGTTCACTATTAGGTTTTTAAGTCTGCCCATCTATTTCCTTGTACGCTTATCGATTTCGTCTCGTATGTTTCTTCCAGCGGTTGCTTTCACTCGCGCTTCGTTGCCTAGTATATCAGCTAATGAGTAGATGAATGAGTCTGCACGGTCACACGACTTATTGTTATATCTTCTTTTCCATTCGTCTTTAGATTCTACTGCAAGTCCTCTACTCGTATAATAGTATCGGCGAGTCGATAGTTGCATGATTAGTTTTTCGTCGTTTGGTATTGCTAGTTCGCCCGCCATGAACATTGTTCGTGCTCTCCACCATAATTGTGAAGCTAGATTTGCGAACTTCAAACCGGTCGGGTCTGGGAGTGCTTTCCCATTGTTTTTTATTTGTGTGATGTTGTCATATTTTTCTTTATATAGAATGTCATACACGCCACCGCCAAGTCCATCGACGTCGATATATATTCCGTCAGGGTGTGGGCTGCTGAATTGTTTTACTAGATCGACAGTGTCGGTGATTGAAGTGTAAGGGTCGATTAGCTGGCTTGGCACATAACCGCCATAGCGTGGAGTAAGAACTGTTTCGTCTGAACCGAATCGTGCAGGGTCGACACCAAGATTAAATTCTCCGCCTTGCGTTCTTATTTTCTCGCGCCACTCATCAGTTGCAGCACTCTCAATACAGTTCAAAGGTATAACCGTATTGTCTGATTGGCTAGGAAAGTTCCCCATAACACGCGCTTGAAACATTGGCGAATCTATGCCCCAAGAATCTATCTTCTCATACGCCCAGCGTGGAGCTACAAGATAAGGGTTCACTATTTCGATATTGTCTAGGTTGGCTTCCTGTAAATCTTCGATTGTATTGATTCCATTGTTAACAAAGTTGGGTGAATCGAAAGCTGAGATATGTATTTTGTTTGCATGTTCCCAAGAATGATGCGATTGTCTAAAAGAGCCAGTAGCAGAAGTTGGGTTACCAATCATCAACATGCGAGCTTTTTCTGATGTCATCATTCCTTCGATAGCTTCGAACGCGTCTTCGTTAACACCGGCGGCTTCATCAACAATAATGAGAATATGCCCGCTCGCAGCATGGAAACCCTGTAACTTGTCGGGGTCAGCGCTAGATGCACCGATAGCGTACCAGTCAGTCGAAAGTTCCAGGCGCGTCTTTAAAGGTTCACCACCGAGCGGTTGTACGGCTTTTTCGTGCGCGGCTCTTAGCTCCCTCCAAAGAAGGTTTTCCACCTGACGCATAGTCGGGGCTGTAGTAACAACAATAGATTGAGGATGCGAATATAAATACCAGAGCGCAATCCTTGAAGCCACATAAGTCTTACCAACATCATGGCAAGCGCGAACTGTTGTATAACGATTGTCGCGAACTGATATTGCTATTTCTTCTTGCTTCTCCCAAAATTCGCCGCCTAATATCGCATGATTAAAAAAACTCGGAGAAAGTTGTAGCGCCCTTTTGATTTTACTAGCGTCTTCAATTCGTAGATTCTCCATTGTCTTCCAATACTTTCTCTGCCCCTGCAATCAGATCAGCCAAACCACCCATAAAATCTTTCCCGTCTTTCCCGGTGATCTGATGTGTTGCGCTCGGCTGCCCATACACTTGATCGATCATTTCGCGGATTGTCTTCCAATCTCCCCTGTTGATTGCTTTCGCAAGTTTGCGTTCAAAGTAGGGTGCTTCCTCGTCGTTGTTGATTGCAACAAGTTCTTTTTCAGTCAGTTTCATCATTCGTTCCAATTTAAAACGTGGAGTATCAGATTTCTTCCAATGGCCTGAACCGATGTTCTGTGGATTGTCTTTGAATCCGCCTTTGCCTGTTGGATTTGGAACTTGGTTATAAGTTGACATGGTTCTATTATACCTTGATTGTTTTAGTTCTGCGGTTTAATTCCGCTTGAGTTATGTTTTCTAGATTTTCGTATCGGTTGTCTATAGTGTCTCTATTGATATGCCAGATTTTGTTTGGTTTTTGTCCTGAGAATGTTTCGTAAACTAACCTGTGTAGCATTTGGTCTTTGCGTGTTTTGTTGTGGCATAGGCTAACTTTTTGATAGTGGTTGTTTCCGTGTTTGATTGGTTTGTGTTCTAGTAGTCTTGTGTTTCCTCTTGCTGTTGATTGTATTCTACCTAGGTTTGATATTTTGTAGTTTGGGAATCCTTCGATTGTTGACCATTGTTCACCTGGAAGATCTGGCACTTGCGGTGTTTGTTTTTTTGGTTTTGTTTTCTTTGGGCGCGGCGTGTCAATGTCTGCCCGGATTTTTGCGAGGATTTCGTCTGCGTAACTCATTTGGTGAACCATTGTTCGAATATTTGGTTCGCGACTTGTGCCATCATCACCGGCGGAACTGACATTCCTAAAAGGTATTTAGGCGAAATTTTTGAGTAGTTGTAATCCTGGGGAAATGAACCAATCAGGCTGTACTCTTCATTATTTAACATTCGGAATTTAGTGTCATGCCACATTTGGGTTCCATTATTTGAAACAATTGTGTTCGCTACTTTCTTCCGGTGGATCTTCGAGTAACCAAAAAAGTTTCCTCGACGATTATGTTTTGAGAATGATTCTCCTGCTCGAGATTTATTCCATAGCGCATAGCTTTGTGTTTCTTTATTAGTGCGCTCATTGTCATCTTCTGTGAGGATTTCCCCTATGGGGATGGCTTTCTCTTGGAATTGCATTGTTAGTTTTGGGTAGTTCATTCGGTTTGCAATGATGAATACTCTTTGTCGTTTTTGTGGGACTCCCATTGTGGAAGCATCGAGTAAGAAAATTTGGGGTGTGTATCCTATGTTTTTGAGTCGGTCGAAGATGAGAAGCAGATATCCTTTCGCGTTTCCTTTGAGCATCCCGGCAACGTTTTCTGCAACGATCACTTTTGGTTGTAGCCGTTCTGCGACATCGAGAAAATCGAAAAAGAGATCGTCGAGTACTTGTGTTGCTTGGCCTTCACGGAAATGTTTCTCTTTGCCCCATGCTTTATCTCTGAGTCCTGCAGTTGAGAACGTAGAGCAAGGGGGTGAACCGTCGAGAATGTCCAGGTCAAAGAGTTCTTCGGGTAAATCCATAGATGCCATGTCTTTGACAGCGCAGACATACTGGAATTTTGGGTGATGGTTTATCGAATAGACTTCTGCGAGTTGCGGATCGATATCGTTTGAACCTATAACGTCATATCCTGCGAGCTTATATCCCATAGTGGAGCCGCCACCGCACGCGAAAGTGGAAAACACTGTTCGGTTATGTGGATTTTTTGGGTAGCCGTCTTTCAAGTTCCAACGGTAAGGGAACCTAAAATTGGAATTTACAGCGGGGACATTCATGATTCATGCCTTCTCTCAAATTTTCGACATCGATTTCTTTGTTTGTTCCTTCAGCCGGTTCAACTTCGAGCGGTATGTCAACACCCCATTCTTCGAGTTTGTGTTCAGGCCATTCGTTCGCGAGTGCATCCCAGTCCCATTCGCCTGCACTAATGTTTGATTGTATAACCCATTCGTCGATTTGTTCTTGAGTCCAACCGCTTAAATCTTTTAGCCATTCTGGTTTTATAGTAAGTCCGAGTTCTAAGATTGCCCGGTATCTTTGGTTGCCACTAATTA